GCTCTTCTAAGTACAGATTTTTTTGTATATTGTTTCCTATCAAATAAAATTTGATTTTGTTTTGTTTTAATTACTTTTGACTTTAGGGTCTTGAGAGCTTTCTCAATAGGGTTACCCTGATTAATTTTTATTATTATCATATATTAAAATATCTCCAAATATAAAAAAATTTTGACATTTATGTATATTATGTATATAATTTCATTAATAAACGTACATAATATCATTATTAATGAAAAAAGGAAAAAGTGTTAAACTTAACCTGTTCAACCCCATCAAGTCTCAATATGGGACAGTAGACTCCAAAAACTTAAAATCGGTTTATATAAATATTCAATCGTGGGTTACCCCAAAAGAAGAATTAGAAAATTGGAACCGAATTGTTTCAGGTTTAGGGAGAGAAATAAAAAATTCAGTGTTTGAATCAATCGATTCAAAAATTTTTCAAGAAAAAAATATTGTTGATTTGGACCTTCGGACAAGTGGGATATCAAAAGGGAAGAAATCATTTTTCAATTTGGAAATCAATCTATATACCTTAAAAGAAATGGATTTCAAGTGCGATGAAATTAAAGAATCCATAAAAAATATTGTCAAATCAATCTATAAAAATAACGTGGTTCAGAACAAATACTTTGAATTTTCAATTTCTAAAAAAGACGAAATTTAGCAAACTATCTGAATCCGTATATTTATCTTAAAAGATTAGATGAAAAATTTAAGAATTTTAGAAGCAAGCGAGCTTGGCCACGGTATATTGATTGAAATGGACGCGGGTTGGGTTTCTCCAAAAGATACTCAGAATATTGACATTCTAAAAGAAGCGTCCAATTTAGATTATAGAAATCCATTTGAATTTTATGCGGTTCTTCAAAAATATGATACTCCAAATAGAAATGGTAGAACATATCCTGAAAGGATTTTGAAAAGAGAGGCTGATAGATATAAACAATCTATTTCTAAGGGTTTGTCAACATCTGAATTAAATCACCCTGAATCATCATTAATAGACTTAGACAGAGTATCTCACATCATTACAGACATATGGTGGGATAAAAATATACTCATGGGAAAACTCAAATTATTGACATCTCCAGGGTTTCACGAAAGAGGAATAGTTTCAACAAAGGGAGACCAAGCAGCTAACCTAATGAGACAGGGAGTGACTTTAGGTATTTCTTCAAGAGGTGTTGGGTCATTAAAAAAAGTTGGTGAAAGAAATGAAGTACAGGATGACTTTGAATTGATATGTTTTGATTTGGTATCATCTCCTTCTACTCCTGGAGCATATCTTTTTACGAATCCAGATGAAAGAAGTAAGTATGAAGAAAACTTAGAGGAAGAAAGAAAATCTAAACAAAATAATGAGTATGCTGAAAAGTCGGTTGACTTAATGAAAAAATTAGACGATTTTTTAAGAAAATAAAATTATGGAAGAAAAATATTTTGTAGCAAAAATTCAGTACGATTTTCCTGATGAAAACACAGGTAAGATTAAAAAAGTTAGAGAAGAGAAATTGGTAAAAGGTTACTCTGTTACAGACGTTGAGGCAAAAGTAACCAAGAAGTATGAGGGATTTACTCATGATTGGAGAATCACTGCTGTGTCTGAAAGTAAAATTGACGAGGTGATTGAGTAATCAACATTATCAAACTGAAACAAATGAAGTGGTCTATTGACCACTTTTTTTATTTTAGGGGTATTGTGAAATGACTTTTTTTCATTTTGGCACTATTTATATGATAAATTAAACAATTTTTTTCTATGCAAGAAAATAAAAACTTAGTACAGGAGGCGTTAATTCAAATGAAAAATGTTGAAGAAGCAATCGCCCAAAACGCAAAAGGAATACTTGCTTCTACTATGAAGGAAGAAATCAATCAGTTAGTAAAAGAATCTCTATCAGAACAAGACATGGAAGATGAGGTTGAATTAGATACAGACATCGATATGGATGTACCTGTTGATAATGAAGATGATATGGAAATGGACATGGATTTTGACATGGACATGGATATGGATTCAGAAGAAAGTCCAATAGATTTAACTGACGCATCTGACGAAGAAATTCTGAAAGTGTTCAAGGCTATGGGTGAAGAAGATGGAATTATCGTTAAGAAAGACGGTGAGGATATTCACTTGAGCGATACTGACACAGATTCCGAATACTTAGTTAAGCTTGGTGAGTCTGAAGAAGACGAAGAAGAATTAGACGAAGCAATGCACATGGATGAAATGGATGTTGACACAGAAGATGTAATCAATGCAATTTTCTCTAAAGATGGCGATGTTGAAGACATCGACATGGAGGATGAAGAAGTTATGTACGAAATCGAATTTAACGAAGAAGATGACGACATGATGGAAGAAGAAGACGACATGATGGAAGAAGAAGATGATGACATGATGGAGCAAGAAGATGACGACATGATGGAACAAGAAGATGACGACATGATGGAAGAAGAAGATGACGACATGATGGAAGAAGAAGATTTGGACGAATCTTACAACCACAGAAGAGCTGTTAGAGAAGGTAAATCGACAGTAAAACCTAAAGGTGTTGGAATTGGGTCTGGTCCTAAATTCACTTACAAAGATAAAGCTAAAGGCGGATTCGATGAGAAGAAGAAAGAAGGACCAAAATCAGTTGGTACTGGTAAACCAAAGTTCGAATACAAGAAAGGTGAAAATATGGAACAAAAATCCAAAGTTGTTAAGGCTGAAACAAAAGAGGGTGCTCACGGAATGAAAAAACCTAACACCTTAAAAAAGAAACCTTTTGGAAAAGAGGAAACTAAAGAAGCAGCAAGAACTTATGGAATGGGTTCAAAAGAAGGAAGAGGACTTAGAAAAGGTATTACCCCAAACAGAAATTTTGTTTATGGTAAGAACGGAGTAAAAACCGAATCCTCAGAATCAGAAGTTGCAACGTTGAGAGAGAAAAATGAAGAATACAGAAAAGCATTAAATGTTTTCAGAGAAAAACTTAATGAAGTTGCTATCTTCAATTCAAACTTGGCATATGCTACAAGATTATTCACTGAACATTCGACTACTAAAAAAGAAAAAATTAACATTCTTAGAAGATTTGATAATGTAGATACTTTGAAAGAATCTAAAAATCTTTACAGGTCGATTAAAGACGAATTGTCTAAAACTGAAAGTACACCAATTAACGAATCAGTAGAAACTAAATTAAACAAAGGTGTTTCTAGTGGTTCATCAACTACCCTAATTGAATCAAAAACTTATGAGAATCCTCAATTCTTAAGAATGAAAGATTTGATGAGTAAAATTGGGTAATTAAATAAACAAATAAAACAAACAAAACAAAATACTAAAAATGGGAGCATTATTAGAATCAGGTCTTGTAGGTAACATCGGTCTTAAGCACCTTAAAGTTATCAAAGAAGACACAATCAACAAATGGGACAAATTAGGATTCTTAGAGGGTCTTAAGGGTCACATGAGAGAAAACGTAGCTCAACTTTATGAAAACCAAGCTTCTCACTTAATTAACGAAGCATCATCTACATCTGATACAGGTGCATTTGAAACAGTTGTTTTCCCTATTGTTAGAAGAGTTTTCTCTAAATTATTAGCAAACGATATCGTTTCAGTACAAGCAATGAACTTACCTATCGGTAAATTATTCTACTTCGTACCTAACATTCAGTCTTACCAACCAGGTACTTCTGAACACTACGCACCTTATGGTTCTCCAAACGCTGCGGCTGGTCAAACTCCTAACAGTGGTTATGACTACAACGCAACTAAAGACCTTTACGATAGATTCTACGAAGGTAACGAACCAGCTTTGGATCCTCCTGGATTGTTCGATTATTCTAAAGGACAATATTCGGCAATCACAGGAACTGTAGTTACAGTTGCTTGGGATGCTCTAGGTTTATTGTCACCTTCAGCATATACTGAAGATAACTACAGAAAAGTGTTAATCGTTATGTCAGGTTTTGCATCTGCTGGAGCAGGTAAATTAATCGGTCCTGATGGACAACCAATGGATAACGAAGCTTTCTTATCTGATTTGACAGTTTATGGTGTTTCAACTAACGTAAATACGGCAGCAAACGTAAATAATCCTTACTTGTTCAGAGTTGTAACTCAAAGATATGGTAAAGGTATTGTACAATACGGTAACAACAACGCTACATTAACATTCCCTCAGTCTAGAACTGACGGTGGTCAATATGACGACTTATGTGATGCTGAAGGTAAAATCTACTTAGAAGTTGATCTTCAAGTACCAGTATGTATCACTTGTGGTGGTTCATTAGACGGTTACACAGGTTCAACATTCTCTTCAACTACTGCTAATGACAGTGCGTTCTCAGCTACTTATAGAATCTATAAGAACTTGGAATTCGAAGATAAGATTGGTGAAGTTTCATTCGACCTTATGTCAGTAACAGTTTCTGTAACTGAAAGAAAATTAAGAGCACAGTGGTCTCCAGAAATGGCTCAGGACGTTGCGGCATTCCACAACATCGACGCTGAAGCTGAATTAACTGCATTGTTATCTGAACAAGTTGCAGCTGAAAT